CCATCAAACAGAGCAATATTACTCATGTCTTCTCCTTATGTTGGTTTACGAACTGAAATGGCATACTCACTGTGTGAGTTTAAGCCGGGGGGTAATAGCTTGGGATTCTCTTCAAGAAACTTTGCCATGTTAGTTTGGGCAATGCGTTTCTCAAAAAGATCGAGCGCATCATGTTCTTTTACGAACTCTTTGAATGCGTCCCAATCTGATGCGTTGTAGCGTGTCTTGGTAGACAGCGATACTGTGCCTTGATCAGTCTTTACAGACTTAACTCCGAGTACAAGCATTTGATCTTTGAGTGCGTTCTTAACAAGTTCTTGTTGCGCTTTGATGCCCTCAACTTCGTTCTCGTATGCGGTCGTCAACTCTTGAATCTTAGCTTGCATCTTTCGATACACTTTAGCCAACTTGTCCATTGGGACAGCCGACAGATCTTCCTGCGAATCGCTCATTTTACTTCTCCTTTTTTGTCTAATGTTTAACAATGATACACGAAAAAAACTGCTTTGTAACCTCCTTTTAAATATTTTTTACTTCGCTATCAAATAGACCTACAAGCAACGAGTGGTCGTTAACTTTGGTATTCATAGCGGTGAATAGTTTTTTCTCGATAGGGCTTGACTCTATATGAACCACGGTGACCTTGTCTGAGTCTTGGCCTTTACGGTCTGCGCGGGCGATACATTGTGTATACATTTCAACAGACATTAGCGGGCCAAAAAACACTACGGTGTCTGCGGCTGTCAGGGTAATCCCGTGTGCCGTAGCTTGTGGTTGCATGACAAGAACTTTGACTGCATCGGTTGTCTGAAAATCTTTAATGATTGTGCCACGCTTACCGGCTGAGACGTCACCATGAATAGTGTCCACGCCGTAACCGGCTTTGCGTAGATGCGTCACGATAGCGTCTATGCTTGATCTAAAGAGTGCGAAGATAATGACCTTGCGATCTGTCTCTTCTAGGATCTCCTCAAGCACGTTAAGCCTTGGCTTAGCATCGAACTCGACAACTTCTTTCTCATCGGTATACGCCGCACCACAAGAGATCTGTAGTAGCTTGTTGACTGCAACCCCTGCGTTGACTGCGCTGATAACTTCCCCTGCCGCTTTGACCATGAGTTGCTCTTTGAGCATTTTGTAGTATTTGTTTTGTTGCGGAGTCATTGGGACTTCACGCGTAACGGTAACAACTGGCGGTAGATCTAAACATTGCTTCTTGGTAAAACGTATTGCCGGTTGAAGCGCTTCAAAGACCATATCCTTAGCATTCGACTTTGGCGCCCACTTAAACATCGTGAGCTTGTTCATCACCTTATCACGCCAAGCCGTTTGAAACTTAGGCACATTGTTTGGATTAACAAGTTTAGCTAAGCCGTACGCATCTACGGGAGATTGCGACGCCGGTGTTCCTGTCATCATCCACAAGTATGTTTCAGGTTTCAGAATAGATGCAAGCGCTTTCCATCTGCGAGTCGATGGGTTCTTGTATGCGTTAGCTTCGTCCACGATAATTAAATCAAAGCGTCCATCGTTGCGCACCTCTTGTGCAATCAACTCCAAGCCTTCGTAGTTGGTAATGACGATCTCGTAGTCTTGCTGAATCATCTCAATACGACGTGTTGCTTTCGCGTGGTGGGCTACGATAGCCGACCGATGTATCACGCTGTTGCTAATGTCCTGCATCCACGCTGACTGCATGATCGACAAGGGACTGAGCACCAAGACTCTACGCACCTCACCTTTTTGCATAAGGTAATCCGCCGCCCACAAAGCGGAGAGTGTCTTGCCTGTACCGGGTTCGTTGAAACAAAATGCACGTCTGTTGAGCGTAAAGAAAGCGGCTGTCTCGATCTGATGCGCCATAGGTCTGAAGCGACCGGGATAGTTGTAGCGTTTGGTAATAGGTGAGGGTACATTTTTTACGCCAAGGTTCTTGAGCACGCGTGTCTCATCAAGTCCCCAGTAAACCGCCACGCTATAGACGCCATCTTCTTCGCTAACGACTTTGTGTTTTGGAATGATGCTGTACTTGTCAGGCGTGCGTGTCCTGAACAAGAGCGCTTTGTTATCAATTATCTCCATACTCTGCCTTTAACTTATACACTTCTACACGCCCTACTCTATCGGGAAGATTCATTACTTCATAGATAAGTTCGTCTGCATTCAAAAGCTTTTGCACAATTGACCACAATGGATCATCAAAATCTAATTTTTCTAAAATTTCTATTTCAACAGGTCCATCTCCCACACGCACAATGTACAAGTCACGACAAGCTTTTACAGACAACTTTATGATGTCATTAGATACGGTCTTGGGAGGGTTAACGTTGATATTCGCACTATCAAATATGCCCCTTGGGTCGCTCCAACCAAAAGAATAGCGCTCAGTTGTTTTGAATTTCATCTGAACTTCTTTGCAATGTAGTACATGTAAGTATTGTGGTTAAACTTCAAGATGCCTTCATCTCTTAACACACGACCAACATCTCGCATATCTTCGGATATAGATTCAACGTCTTTTAACTCTGCAAAACCGGTAGGAAAAATCGACATCCAAAGTCCCAACAACGTATCCACAGAAACATTTATAAACGCCTTGTTCTTAACATCACTGTGTTTTTTGTTCTTGAATGTGTCCATATCAATCGGTTTCCACTTAGCATACTCATCACCAAACAGCTTATTTAATCCCGGCAGTAACTCTTTGACTATTTGTTGTCTACTGATTGCCATTACGCATTTTCCTTAAGGCGATACCAACCGTCATCAGCTTCTTCCATTAAATCATTTCTTCTTAAGCGCCAATACGCATCTTGAAAAAATTGTGCGGACTCTTGAACGATGGGTAAAAGATCTTTTTGAATCCACTGATCTCCATACTTAGCTTGCCAAATAGTAACGAGTTGAGACAAAGGCATCACGTACGCTTCTCGTTTATTAGGATCAAAACTAAACTGTTGCTGTAATATTCCGCTTGCTATTGTGTCTTGAGTTTGCCTCATAGACTTCGCTAGTTTTGTTGCGTAGTCCTGCGCAATCGTGGGATTGTCTTCGAATAGATTGTTGTATATTTTTGCTTGCGTCGAGTTCATTGTTACTGTTTTTATTTTTGCCATTTACTTCTCCTTTGTTTTAATCTGGTTTCCTACATACAAACTTCGAGCGGTCTGTTAAGTAGTGTTGTTCTAGTTCGCTTACTGCTTTAAGTCTTGCGTAAACATATTTGTAATAACTGTCATGCTTAACTTCAAAAACATCTACCCATTCGTTGCCGTATTTAGCTAACCACAAGTTAATCACATCATCTATCTTCATTTCAAATAGTGAACCCGCAAGCTCATGTTCTTGTAGACAACTTGCGGTTTCATTTATCTGATACGGATGTATAGATACGTCACTTGCAAAAGTATAAACGGGCGTTACATTGTTAACTGTCGTACCTATTTTTATCACTTGTTGTCACCTTGATTGTTACTCCTTGAACGCAGTCTTAAGTTACCCTTGGTTGACTTACCGCCTTTGCGTAGTGGTTTAACGTGATCAATGTCTTTGCCTGTTCTGTCGATGCCTTCCTTGTCGTACATCCTGCGTGCACGTTGGCGCTCATGTTGGTCAGAACCCGGCCCGGACTTGCCGGTTTCCAAATCACGTTTGTATTCTTTTTTGTAATCACGTTTGCGTGTAACCATTTTGTTTCCTTTCAACGGGTGTCAATCTTTTCGTTTAGTATTAAATTCACATGTCTTGACCGGGCACCATCCACAAAGCGGGGTCTGTGTGGGGTTCCATACATCTGCGGTTACGCAGTCAAGCAACTTGCGGTAGCGCTCACGAAACTCCCACCACTTCGCACCTGATTCCTCATGCGTCATAGACATCTTAACCATATCATCTTTCAACACAAACATCAAGGCGGCGTTTACTTTCCTGATGTGCGGATGTAGCTTAAACACCATGCACGCCATAAGCGCCAACTGATCCCTATCGGGGTACTTGTTGTTGCCAGTCTTCCAGTCAACTACCCATGCGGTTAGATCTTCATCGTCAATGATTAGCATGTCCGCAATCCCTCTTACCCAAACACGTTTATCAAACCAATCACAAGGTTCAAGGTTAGCGGTGAGCGCCATCTTAGTCTCGGCTGACACGCGTCCTTTCTTAGCCTTTAGCTTGTCCACAATGGGGCGCATGAACGCAAACCTCTCGTCCAAATCCGCTGAGCCTTTGATGTAGTTCTCCACCGCTTTGTGCAGTAGGTTTCCATACTTCATTTCCTCGGACTCTACGAACGGATACTTCTTCAGTATCTTAGTTTCATGGTAGCGCCTTGCGCATCCTTCAAAGTCTTTGAGGGCGGAGTGTGACCAAGCGATTGGTTTGACGTTAGGGTTCGAGTGCATAGTTTTCCTAGTTGTTAACGATAACTTACATCAGCATGCAAGTACATAAACATTTTAAAAGCTTCACGTACACGCATAAAATCAGGGCAAGAGGGTAGTAGATAGTTCATGTTATTAGGTGCTGGCGCACTTAAAGCCCACGATGTTGACACGTTGCTGATATAGTTTGGTGTTCCTTGCTCTACAAGTTTATAACCCGCCGACTCCATGAGCATCAACATCTCCTCGTCGCCAAGGTGTGCGAAGTCATCCTCATCGGGGAACTTAAAGTTTTGCTGAGACGATGACATCTGTTAACCTATCTGCAAACGCATTGACGAAACGCTCATTGCTCTCTAAGTCGTGCCCCATATCTTTGAGGATAGCGTGTGTGACCTCATGCCAAAACGTATCAATGACCTCACGTTTGGGGTGCGCCTTAAGATCATACGAACTGTGCGTTGCTATCTGAACGAGTCGTTGGTTGTATTTAATCTGGCCCATCGAGTCTGTACCCGGTATGTGCTTGTGCACCTCAACCTTGTACGCGTGCTTGCCGATTGTGAATGTTTTTGGTATCTCCATATGCTTCTCCTAGTTCTTTGCTAACCCATATCTACGGTGAACGCCACCGTCAGCGTTGAGGGGTATGCCCGGTAAATACCGTGGCTCCATAGTCATCTGCGCCAAGACCCAAGTCTTAGCGTCATTTGCTTCCTCATCCGGCACAACGCAGATTAACTCGTCGTGCACAGTTCCCTTGACGGGGTATCTCTTTTGTACCCTGAGCATACCGTCCGTCATCACAATACGCGCAACACCTTGAATGATGTTGTTCGTAATCTTACCCGCATACAGCTTAGTCGCATCCTCGCCGTACACCCAGTGTGTCTTCTTATCCTCGTCCTTGATCTGACGTAGATCAGGATACAAGAGCTTCATACCGTTGGGTAATTCTATCTCACCTTTGCGGAAAATTATACACTTATAAGACATCTCCTCGCCATTGATTAGACAACGCGCCATCATCTCCTGACACATCTCCCAGAAACTTACTACTGGTTGAGCAGTACGTCTGTATATATCAATGATTGCTTTAGACGCCACGCAATGAATCAGCAGTTCACCATCTGTACATGTGTGCGGGATGTCCGCCATCTTCTCTAGGTTTTCTTTGTTGTCCAAGAACTTCTCAACGTACTCTTTATCAACGCCTAACTTCTTTGCGAAATCTTTTGTGTATCTGACTGGCGGAGCACCAAGAAAGCCCACGAGTAACTGCGTAGCAAACGATGCCCAACCTAAACCATACCCGCAACCCAAGAGCGCGCTTTTCGCAGACTGCCGTAGATCGGGATGAGTTTCTTTAGTGAGTCCGGGTATGTTAAACATCTGAGCGCCGAACGAGGCGTAAGCGTCAGCACCGCTCCTGAAAATTTCGAGCATGTCTCCGTAATCCGAAAACCATGCGAGTACTCTCGGTTCAATCTGCGAGAGATCCCCGACGACAAGTTGATAACCTTCGGGCGCCATAATAGCTTTACGTAAGAACGACCCTCGTTTGAGGTTTTGCATATTGATAGCGGAGCCTTTGGACGCCGTCCAACGTCCCGACTTCGCTCCGTAGTACGATAGCGGAACCGGTAATGCACCGCGTTGGCTGATATCGAGGAATCGTTGCGCTCGAGTTCTTTCAGTAGTCGACTTAACCTTAAGGCGAGCTTCACAAACGAGGGCAACGTCTTCATTCTCCCCATTGAGAAGGGCTTGGAAATGTGCATCGTTTTTAGCAAGTGCAAGG